TGACGGGGATCACGCTCGCGCCCGTGCCGCCGGAAGGGCTCGTCGCGCCCGCCTCCGAGATCATCCACGACACGATGATCACGCTGTGGCATCCCCTGATGGGCGTGTCGCCGCTGTTCGCGTGCGGGTTGTCTGCGCTCCAGGGGCAAACGATCCAATCGAACTCGAATCGCTTTTTCGCCAACGGCAGTAATCCTGGCGGCGTGCTGACGGCGCCGGGCGCGATTGACGACGGCACCGCGCAACGCCTCAAGGCCTACTGGGATGCCAATTTTTCGGGATCGAATGCCGGCAAAGTCGCCGTGCTCGGCGATGGCCTCGAGTATCAGGCCATGACCGTGAATGCCGTCGACGCGCAATTGATCGAGCAATTGCACTGGACCGCCGAAACGATCTGTAGCTGCTATCACCTGCCGATCTTCATGATCGACGCGGGGAAAACGCCGCCGAATGATCCTGAGACATTCGTGCAGCTCTATTACTCCCAGTGCTTGCAAAGTCTGATCGTCAATTTTGAACGCTCGCTCGATGAGGGGCTCGGCATCCTGACGCCGATCAACGGCACGCAATACGGCGTCGAACTCGACATCGACGATCTGATTTGGATGGACACGGGGACGCGCACGAAATCCGCGAGTGAAGCGATCGGCGGATCCGGGATGACGGTCAACGAAGCGCGCCGCCGCTATTTCTCGCTCGGGCCGATTGACGGCGGCGAGAGTGCGTATATGCAGCAACAGAATTTTAGCCTCTCAGCGCTGGCGAAACGCGATCGCGATGATCCGTTCTCGAAAGCCGTCGAGGCGCCAGCCGCGCCCGCGGTCGAGGACGAAGGCGCAGATCTAGAGAGTGCCGCGGCGATTCTGCTGGCGAAGGATTGGAGCGCGCTGCATGCAGGCTGACGCCTTCGCCGCCGTCGTGGAAACCTGTATCAAGCAAGCGCTCGCGCCGCTCGTGGCGCGCATGAGCGCGCTCGAACGGAACGATCTCGCGCTCGTGATCGCGGCCTTCGGAGAACGCCTCGACACGCTCGAATCGCGCGAGGGCGCGCCTGGCCCGCCAGGGCCGGCCGGGCCGGCGGGGAAAGACGGCGCCGGCTTGCAGTATTGCGGCGTCTATGTCGGCGGCAAGTCCTACGGGATCGGCGATGCCGTGACCTCGGATGGCTCGCTCTGGATCTGCCGGGCGGATACCGCGGCGAAACCTGGCGCCGATGGGGCCTGGCAACTGGCCGTCAAACGCGGGCGCGATGCCCGCGATCGGGAGGCGCGATGAGCGCCGGCATTCCCGAACTCGTGACGTTTGACGAGGCGAAAACCTGGCTCCGCGTCACGGATACCGACCACGATGCCGAAATCGAAACGACGCGCGAGGCGGCGAACGATTTGATCTACGGCTATCTGAAGGATCGCGCCGACGACACGTGGACGCCGACGACGGTCCCGGCCGAGATCCGGCATGCGATCTTGATGCTCGTCGCCTATTACTACGAGCGCCGCGGCGATGACCTTGAGGATCCCGATCGCGATACCGCGATTTGGGCGGCGGTGGAAAACGTCGTGAAGCGCCGGCGGGATCCGGCGCTCGCGTGATCTATGGCCCGCATAGGCGCCACCCGGCACTTGATGCGCGTGTTTGAGCCGACGCATACGCCCGACGCCCAGGGGGGCTTTCGTGACGCCCTGGCGCCGCTGGACCCGCCCACGTGGCACTGTGCGATCGATATGGCCGCGGTCGACCGCCTGCAAGTCACGGCGGGCGCGATCGTGCCGAGTGGCACCGTGATCCTGCGCGGGCGCTATCGGCCGGATCTCATCGCGACGTGCGTCCTGCAGGACGGGGCGAAATCCTACACCGTGCAATCCAGCCAGGACCGGACCGATCGCGGCGCGGAACTGACGCTGGTGTGCGTGGAGGAAAAGTGGCGGGCGTAACCTGGGAAGGCCTCGACGAGTTTCGGCGGGCGCTCGAGGCGTTGCCGGATAATCTCGTGCAACAGGCGACGCCGATCATTCGGACGCAAGCGGCAACCGCCCTGGCCGACGCCCGCGCCGCCTATCCCGTCTATTCCGGCAACCTGCGCGACGGCCTCGAGCTGACAGAACTCGGCGTGGAAGCCTACGGCGTCGCCGTGCGCGTCAGGAATAAGGCAGATCATTCCTACCTGTTTGAGCACGGCACAGAGACACGCACGTTTAAAGGGCAGAACCGCGGGCGCATGCCGGCGGGCAAGGTGTTCATCCCGGCGGCGATTGCCGCGCGCACGCGCATGTTGCGCGGGCTGGTCGATCTGGTGCGCCGCGCCGGCTTTCAGGTGAGCGATCCCCTATGAGCCTCGACGCCCTCGACGCCGCCGTGCTCGCGCATCTGCGCGCGGATCCCGTGATCGGGGCCAATGTCTGGTGGGCGGTCGCGCCGCCCGGTGTCGACGATGCCTTTGTAATCGTCGATCAGCTCGCGCACGAAGCGGATCCCGTCATGCCGGCGTCGACCGTCTTTGAGCGCGTGACCTATCTGGTTAAGGCCGTCGTGGCCGGGCCGGATCCGTCGACCTGGGGCATCCCGGCAGGGGAGCGCATCCACGAACTGCTGGAGGCGCGGCTTGACATCCCCGTCGCCGGCTACGTGATTCGGAATCTGCGCCGAACGCATCGCGTGCGAATCACGGAAATCGACGAGGGCACGGACGCCCGGTGGCAGCACTACGGCGGGCACTATGAGATCACCGCGGCGCCCGTCGAGGTGGTGCCCTGATGCATCTACTCGTGGTGTCGCCTGGCGCCTCGTGGTCCACCGCGGATGTCGACGCGGGCGTGCGCGCCGGCCTCGAAGCGCACGGCGTCGAGGTGTCGCGCTACCTGCTGACGGAGCGGATCGAACGCTCGAAACGCTGGATGTATACGGAGTGGCGACGCGCCCGGCGCGCGGATCCCGGCTTCCTGCGCCCGACGATCGCCGATATTTTCTATCACGCGGGCGTGCCGCTGCTCGAACGCGCCTTACGCCTCGAACCGGATGCGGTGCTCGTCGTGTCGGCGATGTTTCTGCATCCCGATCTCGTGATCCTGCTGCGCCGCGCCCATCGCCGCGTCTATGTGCTGTTCACCGAAACGCCGTATGACCTGGCGCAAGAACTGAAGGTGGCCGCGCTCGTCGATGGGTGCTGGACGCATGAAGCGAGCGCCGTCGACGCCTTCCGCGCCGTGACGCGCGCCGGCTACCTCCCGCACGCCTGGCACCCGGCACGGCATAGCCCGATCGCCCAGGCCAGCGACGCCGCCTTTACCGCGCATGATGTCGTGTTTGTGGGATCCGGCTTTCCTGAGCGCCTCGCGTGGCTGTCGGCGATCGATTGGACCGGGATCGACCTCGGCTTGTATGGGCATTGGGATCTCAAGCCAGGGCATCCCCTGGCGCCGTTTGTCTGCGGCGGGACAACCAGCAACGCCGATACGACGGCGCTCTATCGCCGCGCGAAACTCGGGATCAACTTGTATCGCGACGCGCCCGGCGCCGTTTCGCTCAACCCGCGCGCTTATGAACTGGCCGCGTGCGGCGTGCCGCATCTCAGCACGCCACGGGCGGAAGTCTCGGCGAAATTCGGCGATCTCGTGCCGCAAGTGAGCACGCCCGCCGAAGCGGAAGCGGCGATCCGCGGATTGCTGGCCGATGACGCCCGGCGCGCCGCCGTGCGCGACGCGCTGCCCGGCCTGGTCCGCGGCGATTCGTGGGCCGATCGGATTACGACACTACTTAGCGATCTGCAGATGCGACGGGCAGCGTAGGACTTTCAAGGGAGATAGAACCGATGGCGAATCCTCCAGCACATCACGGCAACACCGGCTTGCTCTATATGAGCACGTCACGCGCGGGCGCCATGCAACCCGTCGCGCTCATTTCGGAATGGTCGCTCGACATGACGCGCGACATGGTTGAGACAACCGCGCTGGGCGACACGAACAAGGCGTATGTGGCGGGCCTCAAGGATTTGAAGGGCTCGCTCTCAGCGTTTTGGACGGCGACGGACGATACGTTGTTCGCCGCGTCCGAATCGATCGACGGGATCCAACTCGGGATCTATCCCGCGGCCGGCTCGCCGACGTTCTTCGCCGGTCCCGCGTGGTTGTCCGTGTCGGTCAAAGGCGGCGTCTCGTCGGCCGTCTCGATTGATGGCACGTTCACCGGGAACGGCGCCTGGACGATCCCCACGGGCGTCTAGTCCGTGGCGATCACGATCGCCGGTCCTAGCGGCGTGATCCGCTGGGGCTATCACCTCGCCGCGCGCCTCGGCGCCTGGTCCTTCGACGGTCAGACGTTTCGCGCGACGGTGCTCGAGTCTGACCCGATTCGCCTGGCGCAATCGGGCCTCAGAATTTCCG